TCTCTGGCTCTAATATAATTCCAGCATAGAAGAAGTTATATGAGAAGAAACCTTTAGTTCCAAATGGATTGCTATTTTCCACTTTACTTGGATCTTTAGCATTAAATTTAATTCTACCCATACCTTTTAACCCTACAGTTGCAAACGCATCTTGTGTTGGGAACAGTATGTGGTGTACATCAAAATTAGTACCATCATTTGCCAATGTACCTGCATAATTATCTGGTACTGTAGCACCTTTACCATAATCAACTAGTGCAGCTTCAGCTTCAATAAATCTAACTTCATGCATTGCACCTACTTCACCTTGTGCAGCAGTAGCAGCATCACCATATTTATGGAATGGTACATATACGAACTCACGCTCATAACCAGTCCCTCTAGTAAGTGTCTCTAAGTCAGCTTTGATATCAGCATCGATAATTGCACGATAAGCTGCAGCAATTGTTTTAGTATCTACTTTAGTTGATCCAGTAACTAGTGTTGTATTTTTCTTAGCTCTATTACGAACCAATCTACGCACTGCTCTTCTAATTAGATCATAACTAACTGTCCAGTTATCATCTTCTGAACCATCAGCAGCGATACCATCACCTAGTGTTGCATACGAAGTAGCTGTACCAGAATACATTCTAGTTGGTGTACTTAGCATATCTAACTGAATTAAATCTTCATATCTACTATTAGCTAATTCACCTAGTTCTTCTCTATATCTTACTTGAATTGCATCTTCTGAGAATAGTTCAACTTCATCAGTATAACTGATCATCTCACCATATCTAGCGAGTGAAGTTTCCATTGTCACTTTTTGTAGTGTTCTCTCATTAGTTGCACCAGCACCTTCTGTCAATGACGCACCTGTACCATCAGTAGCTGCTAGCAATGTTTGTACTGCTGTTAAATCTCTACCTGATAAATACCCTTTTGCACTAAACTCTGCATCATTAATTGATCTATCGTACATATGCATAAATTTGCTGATTTTGTACGTTTTACCCATTTTCTTTGGTGTATACTTTCTACTTGCAAACTGACCATATATATTAACCCTATTAGCAGCTTTTATCCCTGCCTTGTCATAGTAGTGTAATATTGTATTTGCACCTTGTGAACTATTAGTCCCATTACCATATGTTTGAATTGCCATCTCTTATCCTTTACATGCTCTCCTGGAGCTTATTATACCACTCTTCGAATGCCTCATCAGTATCCTCTAAGTAGTCTGTTACTTTTGGCGTACTCACCCTTTTCTTCGGTATAGTAGCCGCCTTCCTCTTCGGAGCAGCTTCTCTTACTTGTGTTCTTTGTTGCTGTATTTCAGCTACTTTTTCCACTTTTTGCTGCTCTTGCGCCCGTAGTTCCGCAGCACGTGCTTCCATATGATACTGTCTGCCTGCTTCAACATAGTAGTCCAAATCTGATCTCTTAGCACCATCTAGCACTTTCATCTTCATTGCCATTGGAGCCACCTTATCGAATACCCCATTAACCACATCTATATGTAACTCTTTAATCAACTCCGGATCTTTTGCAAATACATCTCTACTCTTTGCATCCCATTGCTCTGTTACTATACTTTGTGTAATCGGAAACTCTTTATCAGCTGCAATCTCATCAACTATCTCTTTAACTTTCAGTTCACTTTCGTCACGTCCATAACTGTTAGGTACATACTCACTTTCTTGCTCTACATTTAAATCGAGTACATCTACGTTTGCTCGTTTAACTATCGCAGTAATTGCGTCTTTGTTACCTTTAAGAGCATCAATCATCAGATTCATATCATCTTCTGTTAATTTCTCTTCTTCCATAGCACTGATCATTTTCCTATATGGTGCAATTGCTTGCATCTTCTTAGTATAATTCATCGACTGTCCGAACACTTTACCAAATTCTGATATCACTTCATCTTGTGTAAACTCGAACTCCTGTCCATTTGCTTTATACTTGTACTTCTTCTCTTCTGCTATAGGTTGCTCTCCTTCTGGTTTAGCTTCCGTATTATCAGTTTCTTTGTCCTCTGTCGGTTCTTCTTCAACTGGTTCTTCACCTTCTACTGGCTCATCCTCTGTTGGTTCATCCTCCGTTGGTTCTTCTTCAACTGGTACATCTTCTATCTCTTCTGGTTCGCTGTCATGCCCCTCTTCGGGTTCTGCGGATTCCTCATCTTCAGGTTGTTCCACGTCATCTACCTCTGGTGACACCATATCTGCTTTTTCCTCTTCCATCGCTAGTTGTAACTCTTCATCTGACATATTGAACAGTTCTTCTTCTGTATATTTGCCCATCAGTTACTCCTTGCTTTCATCATCATCATCATCATCGTACTCGTCTTCTACTGCTTGCCCCATCGCCTTAATAGTATAGAAGTGATCCTGTAGCGAACTAATTGCAATTAGTCCCTCCATCACATCTGTTCTTCTTCCACTACTCTTAACCTGGTCACTTGCCAGTATACTAACTCCGCTAACTGCCTTATCTTTGAAGTAGCCCTCTTCAATCACTTTGATGAAGTCTTGGTTTCTCTCCAATCTCTCTAACGCTTCGGCCATTTCGACCCAATAGCTCATATCTTTTTCGCTTGCTTGCGATTGATTTATTGTATCCATGATGTAATTCCTTTATTACGGTTAATTACGATTATATCGTTAGCGTATTATACTAGTTACTAACTTAAGTCTTCTTTAAGTTACCTTAATCCTGCCTGACTTAACCCACCTTGTGCTGGTGCTTCTTGCTGTTGTTGTTGTTGTTGCTGTATCATTTGCACTGCTTGCTGTACCATCTCTGCTGGTACTCCTGCTTTAATTAGCTCTTCTGGACTAACTCCCTGCATTAACGCCTTAATTACATCCTCTATTGCAATCTCACCTTGTTGTGGTTGCTGCTCCATTCCTCTTTGACTTAGTCCCATTTGCTCATCCATCTTTTACTCCTTATCTAATTTGTAGTTGTGATAATCCGTATCCACTACCATACGAACTATATCCATTATTCCGTCCAGCTAGTAGCGCACTTAGTGTATCCCTAGCTGCTTGCTCCTGTATTACCGGTGCATACTTCCTTACCGTTTCTTTCTCTATCATAGGAGCAACTCTTTTAATTGCTTCATTAGCTAACCCTCTTGCTTCTGCCTTCTTACCTATCTCTGCATATCTTGCATTATCCAATATACTCATCTTTATACTCCAATATTAGTATCGCCCGCATCTACTTGCGCTTGTATCTTCGCCAATTCCACTCTATGTTTTAGCATTTCCATCTTTGCTTTATACTCTTGCTCTAACTTTAGTTTCTCTAGCTGGAACTGTTCATCTGCTTGACTGTCTGTTTTCACAAATTTCAGATCCTCGTTATCCGCCTTACTCTCTAGCAACTTAGCTTGTGCTCTCAGTAACTCAGCTTGTGCCTCTTTCTTAGCTAAATCTCCCTCTTTATTTTCTACTGCTTCAGTATATATTTTTTGCATCTCTGCTTTCATTTTCAGTATCTCAGCCTCTAGCTTTTTCATCTCTAACTGCTTCATTTGTTCTTCAGCTTGATCTGGTTCTTTTCTATACTCTTTAATTGCTTTCTCTAGTTTTGGCATTCTATTCAATCTAGCTATCTCGCTTAGTATCATCTGTGTCATTTCAAACGGTAAGTTTGGTCCCATTGTCTGCAATAGAAACCCTAGTTCGCTTTTCTTTGCTGTATCATCTTCCGGTGTACTAATCTCAATCTGTAAATCTAACCTACCTTCTAAATCACTTTTCCTGATTGTTACATGCTCATTTTCCGTAGTTCTTACTATCTCTTCATCACTGAGAAATTCACTATTATACGCCATCCATTTTCTAATCAACGGCTTAATTAAATTCTCTGCTATATTTCTCACTTTATCCAATCGTCTAACCGCAGTAGCATCTAGTACCCCTCTAGCAGCTGTTGCACTAGCACCTAAACTGCCACCTGTTATACCACCACTAAACCCTTTCGTACCTGTCAAACTATCTACTTCACCATTCATCATAGCCAGCATATTAAACGCACTACTCGGTATCTCATTATAGCTTCCTTGCCATATATCCTGCGGACTCCCATTGAATTTGAAATTCTTCCCATTTAGCATCTTTTTCTCTTCTGCCCTATTGAGTGCACCTTCCCGTACCCCTATCTGCGCATTATTACTAGCAGCCATATTATTAATTATTCCTCTAGTTACTGCAGTAATTATCTTTTGTTGATCTTCTATATTATCTATATCATTTTCACCATGTAGTTTAAACGGTACACTCTCTGCTGGACAACTAACAAACGGTACTTTCTTATCCGGATACGGATTATCCTCTAATCTAATTATTACATCACCTATCCACGCACACACTATCGGTTCTGCTATCCCATCATCATTAATATCATAGTTCCCCCAGTATTCGTGCACTAGCACTTTCTTTCGTGGATCATCCTTAAACTCGAAATTAGTTTCATCCTCTGCTGTATAATCAGCATCTCTCATTAGTTGCACACTAACCTGCTTTAAATTCTTATACCGTGGATCTTTCCTCAGTGTACTCATATCAGTCTCATACCTATACACTACAAACTGCGCTTTATCTAGATCATCCTCGCAGGTTGGATCTACAAACACATCTTCACTTCTACACACTCTAGCTGTCGGTTTATTCACCACTGGTACTGTCACTTTTTCAACTACTCTTTGTACATACCTTTGACCATTTTCATCAACCGCAACTATGTCAACTTCTTGCTCCCTAGTTTCTTCTTCATACTCCCATCCAGTCTGTACAAATACTGTAGCATCTACCTCTAGTACCTTTAGCGCTTTAGTTATAAAATTATATCTATCAAATTGTCTACAGAATTGGCTATTCAATAGCACTTCATTCTGCCTAGCTGACTCTACATCATCTTCCGTAACTGGTGCAAATCTCACTAAATTCGGACTACTAACAAATGGTTCTTTCAACGATGGATGGGCCCACGCTTGTTGCCTCTTAGCTACCTTCGGAACTATCTGGCTCTTGCCTTTTTCCTCATTACCGTACTTTTCACCGTTATACACTGCCCTTCTTGCTGTAATATCAGCATCAATCTGCTTCCTTAGCGTACTAGCTGCTTTGAAATCTGCTTTCAGTGTATTTAGTAGTTTATTCTTATTTATTTTCATGGTAACTAAACCTTTCTTTATACTGACAACTATCCCAGTCATCTATCATTTATCGTATTATACCACAATCTAGCTTATTTGTGGAACACATATATTCTACGTCGTCCCGTCTCTTTGATATCTTGGTGCAACCAATTAACTTCACCCTCTATTCTTCTTATCCCTGGAAACTTATCCTGATGGTTCATTATATACATTCTTATCTCATCCACACTATAATCGCTCCACACACTATCTGTCGCTCCCATTACACTGTGCATCGATCCTTCTGAATACAGCTTACTATCTTTAGTTCTTAACCCACTCCATTCTCTTTGTCCATCCCAGTAGTAATCATTAATCGTCATACTACCCTCATTAAACATCTCTTTCAATCTATCTATATTATCAATTAGTTGCTCTGGCACCATTCTCCACAGCACTTCCTCTTTCACTTCCTCAAACAGCTTCTTTGGCATTAACTCATGTATCTCGAAATACTTACTTTTCATTGACATACCCTCTCATTTTGTTTCATTTCAACTATACACTCCAACAGTGAACTAACTACTTCCGTACTAGTATTCCTGTCGAAATTACACTTAGTTTTCGGTACTACACATTTTACCGGCACCTTTACCTCATATGGTCTATCTACATAGTGTATTTTCGGCTTACATTCACAGCCTGTCATAATCAATACTACGCACACTATCGATAACCCTTTTAACTTCCTCGCAATCATCACTTTTTACCTTTCTAATTTTCACTATAGTTTTATACTTTATCTTTGGTGGTAGCGCTTTCCATTTTGCTAACCTATCCTTAGCTAATCTCTCATTACGCCTTATACCTTCTATCTCTTTATTCTGCGCATCAAGTGCAGCTTTATACCTAGTTGACTGTAACTTCTCATTAGCTAGCTCAATATAACTATCCTTCAATCTACTATCTAGCTTTTTGATCTGTGTTTGCAATCTATGTACATACATATACCCTGCCGCCATTGCTACCGCTATCAACCCACCAACTAGTAGTTTCCTATACACCTCTAACTGTGTGAACATTATTCATCCTTTCCTTGCGGTACTGTTCCCCAATTTGACTTAACTACCCATCCTAGCACACCAAACACACTAGTATACACCGAAGCAATTGCTACTTCACCTATACCTTTCATTTGCTGTATGTAAGCCGGTCTAGTTATATCCCACGCTAAATACATGAAGAATCCTATAATTATATACCTGACAACTACCTTAATATCTGCCTTATCCATCTTTTCTCTCCATTAATCTATTTACATCTTTGACATCTCTCTCGATCAGCGTTGTCAATCTTGCATTTGTTTTATCTATCTTATTAAGTGTCTGTACTGTATAAGTACCAAACATCACTGTATATGTTACACCGATCCCTACAACCCACAGCAATACTGCTTTTGGTATTACTCGTCGATCTAGTTGATCTATTCTTATCCTGTATTCCTCACAATTCCCGATTAGCTTAGTGACATCCTTTGTAATCGCTTCCTTATCTTTTATTAGTAATCGTACCCCATTACACCCTCTATCACTATTTTGTGTATTTTCTACCTTATCGATTTTATTGTGCACTCTTTTAAGGGATTCCTGCGTATTTTTCTCTAACGCTTCTATTTTATCTTTTATTACTATTTGTTTAAGTAACGCCTTACTTATCTCTTCCAATCTATCATTAGTTACTTTTTGTGATGCTACTAGATGTTCAACACTAGTGACTAACTGTGTAATTGCGGTATCATGTTTCGACACTAGGTCTTTCATCGATTCATCAGTCATAACTTACTCCTTAACTGCTTCATACAATCTCTGCGGACTATACCACGAAGCTTTTTCATCTAACCTTACTGTACAGCTTTTCTTTAGCACATACGCACATATTTCACTGCAGAACCATCTATTTGGCATATCAATCCCTAGCGGCAGTATCTGACTCAGTGTTATACCCAACCAATCGTATTTCTTACCTCTTTCTTGACGAAACAACCTCGTCATCCTCTTGATCTGTCCTTCATTAGCTTCAACTTCTACACTGTCCCAGTGACTTTCATTATAAACTAGTTCTCTTCCTGCTACCCTGCCAGTTCTTGGTGACGACGAATACCACATACCTCCAATCACTAACTCTACATGTGAATACTCACTATGTGTCCACCATTTAATCAACTTATCAAATAGATCGCCTTTACCCTTATAGAACATCAACTGTATTTTCATCTTAGTACCCTACTTCCACTTTATTTTTTCTAACTCACTTCTGCTATTCGCTGCTTTCACTTTCTTTTTTAACCCTTGCAACTTATCAAACAGCTTCTGCCCTCTAGCCAGTATCGCCTTACTTAACCCTCTTAAATCATCATAGCTCATATCCACTTTAGTATTATCAGCACTCACCCAGTAGAACCCATCTGGCACCTCACCAGCACTCAGCACTTTAATTATTAACTGCTGACTTCCACTATCTGCTTGATACTTTTTTCCATCGTAAACAATTAGCTTCTCCACTTCTTTCTCGTAAGCATACTTTAATTTCGCAATTGCCATTCTCTTTCTACCCTCTAGCGAACTAACCTCTCCGTTCACCACTACTTTTGCTTCTACTCTTTTCTCTCTCTCACTATCATCTAGCTCCATTTCCCTCGTTTTTACGAGGTACTCTGCTGCTTTCTCCTTATCTATCTCTTTTCCAATCAGTAACCCTTTTGGCTTTGCTCTCTCATACCACTTCATCCTATCTCCTTATCATATTAGTTCTCTGCACATCGCTCTAGTATCTATCACTTCCTGTGGCACATCTTTCCCTGTCTCAGTCTTTCTCACTACATACCAATCGGTATCTTGCAGATACTGCTTCACTTTCTTTTCATCTACCACTATCTGCACTCTCATCTTATTAGCTATCTTCTTTTCATACCACTTCATCCTATGCTCCTTTGTACATCTGAGTAACCATCGGCTCAATCACCTCAGTATCTTTCTTTGTAGCTACTATCTTCCTACTAACCGCTCTACCGTTAACTTCTACATCGTTGAACACCTTCACAAACTTACTACCATCATAACTCTCTGATACTTTACTCAGTGCCGTACTTCTATCTA